AATAAAACAATAAATATTTAAGAATATAACAAGATTTAATAATAGAGAGTTAACGAACAAATAAAATTAGATAAATAGATAACTTAACGCTTGCAAGGGCGTTGTAAATGCTGTATAATGTAGGTTATTGAAATATGGATTAAGGGATTATATATGCCAGATAAATGGTTTAAATTCGAGTTAACAGACAATTTCGAGCCTATCAAGAATCGGGCAATGACAAAACAATCATACAAAGTGGCAAATAGAGCAATTTAGGGCGTTAAATGGTTAAAAGAGGCGAAAAACAGATATAATGAGTAAAACAGAAATCCCAATTCTAAGCGATAAGCAAACAAAATGGCTGGCTGCGTATTTAGCCAATGGTAAGAATGCTACAAGAGCAGCACAATCAGCAGGGTATAAGGGCAATGAAAAAGTCTTAAAGGTAAAGGGACACGAAAACAAGCTAAACTGGAAAATACGCTATTTCTTAGACAAAGAGCAAAACATCGCTAAAGAGTCTATTAAAGCCGATGTTATGTCAAGAGTCGAAAGACAAGCATTCTGGACTAAGGTGATTAAAGATAACTTAATAGATGATAATGGTGCTATTCAGCTTAATATGGCCGACAAATTAAGAGCCAGTGAGTTATTAGGGCGTTCAGAAGCTGACTTTACAGACAATCTAAACAGCAAGAACGAGGAGATAATTCCCAATACTGAGGCCGAAAATGCGGCTTTAGACGCTGCAAGCCGTGAAATTAAGCTTAAACTGGCCTAGAGAGGATTAAGATGAATTGTATGATATGTGGTAAAGAATGTACTGGCAATACCTGTTCTGGAGCTTGCAGGGCTAAGCTATCGAGGCGCACGCGCGAAGGCGATAATGATAAGGCGCACGCGCACGCAGAGCCTATTCTTGAGGCGCACGCGCACGCGCACGCGCACGCAGAGCCAAGGCTTAGCGTAACAGAAGTTAGCGTAACAGAACAAACGCACAAACCCGATAATTATCTTCTCGTATCTGGAGACAAAGTATATCACAGACAGGCGGTGAAATATATTGTTGATGGATTTGCTACTCGCCCTATTCCTGATAATGTAGACGATACGCCAGTAAGCGGAAATCGTGGACGATACGCCAGAGAAGATGGTAGCCAGTATCAAATAGACGATGCAGGCATATCACACCAATTAGAGCTAATTGATGGCAATTACAGGGTATGTTCAGTATAGGCCAGTAGAGTTTAGGGCCTTACGCGTAAAGCAGTGAGTCTGTTTAATGTAAGATAGTTAAGATAAGCATATAATCATTAGCAATTGAGACAATAACGAATACAGGCCGATTAGAGCAGGGATAAAACAATGAGTACAATGGCAAGGGCGATGGCAATTAAACAGCACACACAGTCAGCAGCGGCGATTAAAAGGCAAGGGTGGGGTGGGAGGCCTGACGGGGGGCTTGTTGTGGTGTCTATATACCCTTATCCCTACGATATAGCAAGCAAGAATACAAGACTAAGTGAGTAGAGAAATGGATATAACTTTAGATAGTAGGTGTTGTTTGCTTATAAGTGCTGCAACTGAGCTTGAGCAGTATTCCTTTAGGAAATGGTGTGATAACTTTGATTATGTCCAATTAGATAGTTCTTTAAAAAGTGAATAATGGCTAAAGAAGATATAACTGAATTTCAAACTAAGTTAATGCAGCACGATTGTTTATTGTGGGCTAATTTCAAGCATTTATATTTGCGTGATGGGATTAGGTTTACATTGAAGGATATGTCTTACCTTGGATCGTTGGTTAACCAGAAGTACAAGGTTACTAACGTTAAGAAGGGTGCTCAGGCTTGCTTGACTACTACTAAATTTATTGAAGCTGTACACGGTTGTTATTTCCGTAAGTTTGACCAGAACATTATGTATATGATGCCTACGGTAACTGCGGCTGAGAAGTTGAGTAAGGTAACGTTTGACCCGATATTTGACTATAATCCTTGGTTGAAGAAGCGTGTATCTACTAATACAGCGAGTATTAAGGAGATAAACGGTCGTTCAATAGTCTTTGTAGGCGCTCAGCCCAAGAATGTAGGTGGCGGTGTTAAGGATAGCGACAATTTGCGTAGTATCGCTTGTGATGTAGTACTTAGAGACGAGATAGACTTAATGGATATGGATATGGTCTATTTGAGTAAGCAGAGACTTAAAAGGTCGAAGTTTTCTTATGAATTTAATTTTGGTAGCCCTACATATCCGAGTTTCGGTATTGATGCTCTGCATGAGGGTTCTCGACAGCAGAAATGGCAGATAAAGTGTGGTTCTTGTGGAAAGTACACTAATTTGGTTGAGACTTTCCCGAATTGCATTATTTTAAAGAATGGACGTTGGATTAGGTCTTGTGTTCATTGCCACGCTGAGATATTTGTTAAGAATGGTGATTGGCAACCAACATTTCCTGACAGGCGTGAAGATGGTTTTTGGGTAAGCGGATTACTGAGTCCATACGCTGATTTGGAAGAATTTCATTATCAGTGGGAGACTACTGAGGGTTCAAGACGATGTGAGTTTATGCGGTCGAGTTTAGGTATGGCTGCGATTGAGACGGAGAATCAACTGTCAGAACAGGACATATTGGCTTGTTGTAGTAATGACTCGATGGAGTTGTGTTCTACTGGTGAGACAGTGATGGGCGTTGACGTTGGTACTGCAATGCACGCAGTAGTAGGAATTAGGACGAGCAGGGACACATACGATATATTGTGTGTTCAACCTGTGGCAGACTTTAATCAGTTATATGATTTGGGTAAGAAGATGAATGTTAAGGTATGTGTTATAGATGCAATGCCAGACATTCACGCTACAAAGGAATTTGTCAAGAGTGCTGGTTATCCGGTGTTTAGGTGTTATTATTCTGAGACGCAGAGTAGTAAGCCAAGCTTTGAGCATAAGGAGCATACGGTTAAATGTAATAGAAATGAGATGTGTGATAGCGTTTATTCGGCAATTACCAAGAAGAATGTGAGGCTGCCAAGAAAGTCTCCTGAAATGAATAAGTTTTCATTCCAGATGACAAGGACTGCAAGACGATTAGAGGAACATCCTGAAACAGGTATTCCTAAACCAAAATGGATTAAACTGACAGGCGGTGAAGACCATTACTTCCATTCGATGGTATATTTTTTACTGGCGGCAAACAGGAGTACACCGAGAAGAAGAAATGAAACAGAGGTAAAGAGATTAACAAAATGTATAAATAGATTTAGTATATAACATAAAAGGTAGAGCAGTCGTTTATGTTATTCAATGAAAATGCTCATAATTTATAGGAGTTTTATTATGGCAACTTATGTATCGAAATTAGATAGGGTGAGTTCAGCGAATTTTCGTGAGAACGCAAATAGGGCTGGAATTACAGAAATGCAGAATACAGGCAGGACATATTATGTAGATGGTAACAGGACATCATCTGGTAGTGGTGATACTTGGGAAAGTGCTTACAAGACTCTTTCTGAGGCACTTGCGGCTTCTCACGCTAATATAGCGATTGCAGGACTTCGTAATTGGGCTGGTAGAAATACTATATACTTGAAAGCAGATTCAATTACAGAGGATTTGGTTTTGTTCGCAGATAAGACAGATGTAATTGGTGTTGGTGCTAAAGACTCTTATGATATGCCTTGTATCGTTGGAAATCACGTTCCTACCAATGGCTTGAGTACAAGATTCTTTAATGTTCAGTTTAGGGGTGCGTTGGCTTCTGGTGCGGATATTATCACTTTGGCTTCTACAAGTTCAGGTATTGTGTTTAATAACTGTCATATCAACGGATGGTCGACTATAGCGGCAACTATAGGAATTAAAGCAACCGCATCTCCGAGGCTTAGAATTGAAAATTGCAGAATAAATGGTGCATTTAGCACTACTGCTATTGACATACTTGCGGGTGATGCTAACGGCACTATGCTCACAGGGAATATAATCGAATCTGCTGGTGTAGGTATTAGGGTTAATTCAAGTGCAACTTGTGCTAATGAACAGGCATTTATTGATGACAATGTGATTTATGCAACTGGCTTGGTTATTGACGAAGATTCAGATAAGTTTATTGTAACTCGTAATATGGGTATTTCAGGTGGTTCGTTTGGTGCAACCTCTCACGATGTTGGTACTGCGTTATCTGCTGGTAATATAATAACTGGCTCTGATGTAACAGGTACAGTCCCATTCGCAACGATTGCTTAATATGACAAAAATCACAAGAGAATATGAGCCGTCCATAATTGACAGTTTGAAAGATAACTTTGTCGAGGATGGTTCGTACTCTCGTGATATTATGATGGCTGAGTTTAAGTTATCAATGCGGTATTATAAGGATGATATTCTTGTACTTGTTGGCAGAGATGGCGAAAGCGTTGTAGGTCATTTGATTGCGTTTAGGCCGCAGAACAGGTCTTATGTTATGCTCGACCAAGTAGTTAATAGAGTTGTAGACCCTAAATTTGCAAAAGAGGGAATTGGGCTATTGATTGATTGGTGCAAAGAAATAGGCGCTACTGAGTTGCGAGGCGAGACTGAACGACATAGCGTAGCTGAAAAGTGTATGCGACATTGGGAATTTAAAGAACATGGCGTTGTATTAAGCAGAAAGATTGACAATGATTGAAATTGTTGAATGGAATGGATATATTTTTCAGATGGATAAGGAAAGGCCAAACTTGCGGTTTAAGGGCGGTGGTAGTCCGGAATTACCAGAGCAAAAACCTATTGAGGTAGTTACTAATGTAGAGGATTTGAAGAACAAAGAAGTACAGCGACAAAAGAGGCGTTCGTATATTGCTGGCGGAAAACAATCTACAATGCTATCAGGAACGCAGACCAGACTTGCTCAACGATTAGATGCTCTAAAAACTAAATTAGGCGAATAATATGCTAAGTACACAAAATCTATTAGAAATATATTCTGATAATAAGTCAACGAGAGACCAATATAGGTCTACGCTGGAAGAGGCTGCGCGACTCTCTTGGCCTGCTGTTAAGGATATGGTTAGAGATGGTACGCCTGATACGAATATGGTTAAGACGGTTGACCTGCTTGACTCAGTTGGCGTTAGGTCGTCTTATAAGATGACTGCTGGAATCTTTACTAATCTAATGCCTACTGGTACGAAATGGTTTATCTTTAATCCATCTAATGCTGAAATGATAGGCGATATAGAATCTGCTAAATGGTTCTCAATGGCAACTGATATTACTCTTAAAGAGATATGGCGGTCTAACTTCCAGAGACAGATGTTCTCTACGATACGGTCAATGGTCGTTCTTGGTACGGGTTGTATATCGGTAGTTTTGACTGACAAAAAAGACTTATTCTTTAAGTACCATAATATAGCGGATATATTCTTTGATATAGATTCTATGGGTAGGGTCGATACTGTTTATCATAGATTATGGTATACAGCGAGACAGGCACAGCAAGAGTTCCCTGATGCCGAATCTTTGGGCAAGACAATAGATAAAGAGCTAAATGATAAAAAGAAAAGCAATACTAAGCACGAGTTTGTGCATTGTGTGTACCCAAGAAAAGACTATAACCCTAAACTCAAATTAAGTAAACGAAGCAAAAAATACGTTTCTAAATATATCAATGTATCAGATAAGTTAATCGTTAAGGATGATAAAGGCTTTAACGATATGCCTTATATGGTTGGCAGGTTTGATTTAGCACAAGATGAGCTTATGGGAACAGGGCCGGGCATTGATTTGATTCCTGAGATAAGGGAGTTATTTGCAATGCGTAAGGACTATACATTAGCCTCTGCACTTAACGTATTGCCTCCGATGATGGTTGAAGATGATGGTGTTATAGGGCCTCCAATTACAGAGCCTAATTCTGTTATGTATGTTAGGGCAGGGTCAGAATACCCGCAACCTTATAAAACAGGTTCTAATTACCAACAGGCACAACAGGATATAGAAGCACAGCGACAAGTTGTCAAGGATGGTTATTTTACTAATATATTCCAAGTGCTTGATGATAGGATAAATATATCATCTGCAAGAGAAGTTGACCAGTTAGCGGCGGATAGTTTTGCAATGTTAGCACCTTTTGTCAGTGGTACTAATCAGGAAGTATCTGACCCATTGATTACAACTGTATTGAATTTGCTTATTGAGGCTAAGAAGATTGAAATTCCAGCAGGCAATGGCGAAAAATTAGATTATGAAATAGCATATCAGGGCAGATTGGCAGTTGCTATGAGTGCAATGCAAGCGAATGCAATTGAAGCTGTACTATCTAAGTGGAGTCCGTTACAAGAGCTTTACCCTGTACTTGACAACTTTGATATTGACGGCTCAGCAGTTGATAGTGCTTTGGCGGCGGGTTATCCAGCAAATAGGATTAAAGACCCTGATGTTGTAAAGGCAGAGCGAGACGAGAGAGCTAAGGCGGCACAGCAGAAAGAGCAGGCAGAATTAGCAGACACAATGTCTAAAGCGTATAAGAATACTACTAACGCACCACAGCCAAGTTCATTGGCAGAGGTTATCGGAGAAAATATATAATGGCAAAAAAAGAGAGAAAAAAGACAAGTCAGGAATGTATTGACGAACTTGCTAAGACGTATGTCGATGTATTTACCGGAATTAATGGTAAGATTATCCTTGCTGATTTAGAAGAAGCTTGTGGGCAGAACAAGACGAGTTTAAATGAAAGAGCGCCAGACGCATTACAGATGGCGTTTTGTGAAGGAAAGCGTAGAGTTTATTTAAGAATAATCGGATTTATGAAAAAGGGAAAAGAGAATGGAAAATAACGAAATACCGGCAGTAGATACTCCAGCAGTAGAAGCACCAGCGCATTCACCTGAAACAACGGCTTTAATGGAAGCTAAAGGCTGGAAAACAAATGATGATGTTGCAAATGCTTATACTGACCTTGAGAAAATGGCAAGGGGAGACCAGAATACTATATTACGGATTCCAGCGGATGATGATGTTGATGGTTGGTCTGGCGTTTACCAGAAGCTTGGCAGACCTGAAACAGCAGAGGGCTATAAGTTTGAGAACAAGACTGGAATAGAACTCGATAAGGATAGTATTACCGCATTCAATAAGGTGGCTCTTGAGGGTAACTTTACTCAAAAGCAATATGAAATTGGATTAGCAGCCCACTTGGACGTATTTAAACAGTTTGAAGCGGAAGGAATACAGACTCAAAAGGATTCTGATGCCGCTTATGAAGCTGAGTTAAAGACTTGTGATGATGCTTTGACTGAAAAGTGGGGTGAGGATAGACAAGACAAGACAGTTAAAGCTCTTGAGCTGGCAAAAGAGTTGAAGATATTTGACTTGATAGAGAAAAAGAATCTTGGTAGTGACCCTGAAATAGTAGAGATGCTGTATAGTCTTTACGAAATGAAAGACAATGATGGATTGAAAGGTTCTCTTGAGCAAAACAAACAGACTAAAGACGCTGAATTAGCAGAGATAGTAGCAAGTCCAGAATTTGTAAATAATATGTTACCCGGTCATAAAGAAACACACGCGCGGTTTCTTAAATTGATGGGAATTAGCGGCTAATCGAAAGACCCGCAAAATGGTAGTATTCTACTTGTGGACTACACATTAAATAGAGCGAGGCCCTTAATAGGCTAACCAAGCGACAATTGTTAGTTTAATTAAAAGAAAGTCTATTTAAGGAAATTGTAATGGCAAATCCAAATTATGAGGACGCTTTTGTACTCGCTTACACAGCAGGATATAAAGACGTTCCGCAAGAACGTAAGAATCCTTTTGAAGGTGTTGTTATGCAGACACCTCTTGAGGGCGAACAGATGTCATTTGATGATATTGGCACATCAACAATGACAAAGAAAACCACTAAATTTGCAGATGTAGTTTATTCTGATAATGAGTTTAGGCGTAGATGGATGTTCCCTGAATTCTACTATGATGCAAAATTAGTAGACAAACAGGACGAAATCGCACAGCATACCGAGGTTAGAAGTGCGTTTATGCGTAATCAGATTTTTGGTGTTGAAAGACAAAAACGGGATATTATCTTAGCTGGGTTTGATGCTACTGTTACTGGTGGTAAGAATCCGGGCGATGATTCGTTTAGTTTTACGAATACAGCAATAAGCAACGCAGCTGGTAGAACAATTCCTCACGATGCTACTAATGCTGGCGAAGCCGGTGGAACCTCTGCTGGGTTGACAGTTAATAAACTTATCCTTATTAGGGAAAAGTTTGCTACACTTGGTAATGAAGATGGTATGCCAGTTCATTTGTGTTGCTCGTTCAAACAGAAATCAGATTTACTTCGTGAAGCTGAAACTCAGAGTTGGGACACTTCTGAAATTAAAGCACTTGTTGATGGCAGGATTAATAGTTATATGGGTATCAAGTTTGTTAACACAAACGCAATAACTATTGGTTCATCTAACGACATTGATACTGACACTAATGTTTATGAGTGTTTCGCTTGGTTGCCAGAGGGTATTCAGGCGGCTTGGCATTTAGCTCCGACATTCAAGATTGACTACTTGCCTACAAAGGTTGGCGATACTTGGCAGATTAAGGTCGACTTCGGTGGCAATTCAATTCGGATGCACGAAGATATGGTTCTTAAAGTAGAATGCGCAAACGTTTAATAATCGCGCAAACATTTAACGGAAAGGTTAAATTATGGCAGCTATAACAACTGGTAATGGCGTAGAACAGACCAAATACGCCGCTGGTGGTATTGATAATATGGTAGGTAAGTTGTGGAATAACGATATAAAATTCGTTTATGACACATATTCACTACCTGCAACTGATACCGCAGCAGCAGGAATGGTAATTTCAATGGGTCAAATTCCTAAGAACGCTATTGTTCTTGGTTTTATGTTTACCTCTACCGCACAGGGCGCAGCGGTAACCGCTGACGTAGAAATCGGTGGAACTGCGGCAACAACTTCGGAAGTGTTTACGGATATGACATCGGCAACGACTCAGATAGTCGGCTCTACAGGAGTATTCCCTTACACTCCATTGACGGCGGATTCAACGGTAACTTTGATTACTGCGGCTCAAGCAATTGACCCAGAATCAACAATTACATTATGCACAATCTATGTAATGGATGTTTAATTTAATTGGGGGCGGTTAACCCCGCCTCCTTTTTTCTTGAGGTTATTATGGCACTTACAGCAGAACAAGACTTGCACAATACAGCGTTGGGTCTTATTGGTGAATATGAGATAACTGAATCAGACACCTCGTCTAAGCAATACAAGCGTTGTGTTCAATTTTATGATATTGCAAGAAACAGAACACTTGTTTCGCACTGGTGGAATGAGGCAGAGGAAACTGTAATAATTCCACAAGAGCAATATGGCGACATTTTTAACTATACCTACAAATACGCACTTCCATCTGATTGCTTAAAGGCTAAAGATATTGGTGAATATAAATATGATTGGGAAGTTAAGGGTGGTTATATCTTGACAGACTATTCGAGAACGCCTGCAACGTGGACTGCTGGTACGGTGTATATTGCTGGACAGTATGTAAGTTTAAGTGATATTACTTATCGATGCAATGTTAGCCATACTTCTGCAACTGCGACAAGTCCTGCGACTGACGTTGTAACTTGGACAACTGCTGGCGGTGATTACAATGTAATAGATTTTAGTTATATCAAAGAGCTTACGGATGTGTCTTTGTTCTCTCCAATGTTATATCAGGCTATTGCTTATAGATTAGCAATACTGGTAGTAGTGCCATTGACGGGCGATATGGGTAATAAGGGCAGTTTATTGCAAGAGTACAATCAAATAGTAATGCCTCAAGCGAGAAGTATAGACGCTATGCAGGGTAAACCTAAAAAACTTATTGTAAGTCCAAATTCTTGGCGTAGAAGCAGAAATTTTGGTTAAAAGGACAATGAAATGAAGAAAATACTAATGGTTTTGTCGATATTGTGTTTGACTGCAATAGCATTAGGCGCAACTGCGGCAACGTACAATAATTGGATAACCAGTAGAGGGACTTTTAGAGTTAGAAAGGTTGTATTTGGTGCGGTATCTGCATCTGAAACTGCTACATTTGTTTGGGACGGAAGTGTCAACAGGATAGTAGTTGATATAACCGGAACTGATGCTGATGGCGATATAACAATTTCTGATACCTCTGGCGTTAATTATGTAAATTGGGAAAATAAGCTTGGTTCAGGCGACATTGATTATATTGTAAACGCTGTTGATGCAAGCGCTAACGTTTACGGCGGGCCTCCGACAAGTGGAACTCACACTATTACAATGACTGACTGTGCTGACTTAACAGCGGCTACGTTCTATATTTACTGCGATAGGTAACAATGGGTACAAAGATAATTAAAAACTCCTGCAATGCAGGTATATTATCAGAGAAGCTATCTGGGCGTACTGACCTATCTAAGTATTACAATGGCTGTTCGCAGATAGTGAATGGTATATGCTTACCTCAAGGTGGTATTATTAAGCGTAGTGGCACTGAATTCATTGCTAAAGCAAAAGAGTTTATGCCTTGGGCAAAGAGTACGATATATCCGATAGGCATATTGATTTCGAGTGATAGTAATTATTATTATTGCAATGTGGCTCATACTTCCCTTGCAACTACACTTGCCGCGCAAATAATTGCTAATCCTACTTATTGGACTTTGGTCTCTGACACTGACGATGGAACGAAAATAAAGATGTTTGGATTTGAGTTCTCTACTGACGATGTTCATACCTTAGAGTTTGGTACACGTTATATGAGAGTTTACAAATCTGGTGCAAGAGTATTTGAAACTGCACAGAGTATCATAGATATAACGCTATCAACGACAGACCCAGTAAGCGTAGAATTGACAGGACACGGCTATTTAACTGGCTATACTATTAAGTTTACTGATGTAGGTGGTACTGACGAATTAGACGATAAAGAATATATTGTCATTAAGACTGATGATGATAATTTTACGTTATACGACACTGATAGTAGTGATTTTACAACTTGGACATCTGGTGGTACAACTAAAAAGGTCTACGAAATAACAACTCCATATTCGATAGATGACGTTTTTGAATTACACAAGACTCAGTCTGCCGATGTTATGTATATTGCACATGAAGACCACTACCCTAATCAGTTATCAAGATTGGGCGATTCTAATTGGACTTTAGCTGATGCGGCAATAACTAACGGGCCGTTCTTGTCAGAGAATACAGACGCATTAGGAATTCTTACATTTAAAACAGCGACAGTTCCGGTTTTAAAGTATTCAGTTGTCGGTGTAACTGGCACATTAACGGCAAGTGGTACAGTTGATGGCGTTGCGAATGCTCCGTTCTTAGACGCTCACGTTGGCTCATTATGGGCGTTGAATCATTCAAGGAAAGACAACAATACTTCTACGCCGGATAATGTTACAAATGCAGCTCCAACTACATTCACAAACGCAATAAGAATAAAAGGCAATTTTGCGTTTAAGATAACAGAATTTGTTGCTGGTACTGATTCTGCAAAGCTATGGCGAAAAGAGGGGAACGGAGAGTGGACAGAGTATGAAACTTTCCTTAGTGCAACGAGTTATTCGTCAACTGAAACAGTTAATGATACATATTACGCATTTACCGTTTCAGTAAATACTATGGTTGGCAACTTAACAGCAAAAGAACAACTTAATAAAGGTGTGGTTAAAATAACTGCCGTTACAAGTAGTGTATTAGTAACAGTAGAAGTAATGACAGCAGTTTATAATGAGGACGTTGTTGCGGCAAGTTATGACTCAGCAACCTCTATGTGGGCTGAGGGCGCTTGGAGTGATTATAGGGGCTATCCAAAGACCGTATCATTTTACGAGGACAGACTGTATTGGGCTGGTAACACATATAAGCCACAGACATTATGGGGTTCTGCTACTGGTGAATACCTAAGTCATTTAACAGGTAATGTGGACTCAGACGCTATCGTATTGCCTATGAACGCTAATGATATTTCGCAGATACAATGGATTGCCGCAAGAAAGACTATGGTAGTAGGAACGGCAAGCACAGAGTTTGTAATAAGCGCCTCTAATCCTGATGACCCATTGACAGCAGTTGATAAGAAGTCAACTCCGCAATCATATATAGGTAGCAATAATATTCAGCCTGTCATCTTAAATAGTGGGTTATTCTATCTTCAAAGACAAGGCAAGAAACTTAACGTAATGACATTCTCGTATGAGATAGATTCTTATAAGTCTGAGAATGCAACTATACTCACAGATGACATATTCAACAGTATTCCTACAACAATGGCAGTACAGTTAACGCCAGACTCCTGCTTATGGATTACAAGAGAAGATGGAGTTTTGTGTTCATTCGTTTACGAGCCAGGCGAGGAAGTGTTTGCCGCTTGGTCTGAACACGTTACAGGTTCATCTTTGCTTACTCCAATAGGATTTTTTGAGAGCGTTGCTGTTGTTCACGGAACGTCTGAGGACGAGATATGGGTATCTGTTAAGAGGATTATAAATAGCGAAACAATAAGAACTATAGAAAAGTTTTACACAAGACAAATTGATAATGTAGATGACGCTATGATGATGGATTCAGCTAAGGTGGTAAGTTCAAGTTTTGATTCACAAAATATATTATTAGCCTCTGACACTATAAGGTGTAATGAGGGTTTATGTAACTCAAGTTTATGTGGCGGTGTACCCGCTTAAAGGAGTTTTATTATGGCTACTTGGCCTGCAAATTCAGACACCGACTGGAATACTAAGATGCTGGCGTATCTTGCGATTGAACACAATACAGATGGAACTCACAAGGACGCTGTTAAAAGTCCATTCAGTGCATTAACATTAAATGACTCTGAATCTAATGCGATGTTAAAGGCTCACGCTTATTTGGCTGCGACAGATGGGTTTATTCACGTTAATACTGTTAGCACAGACGGTAAGGTATTGCGGGGATATATTGGAGCAACAACTGACCCAGCGGGTGCGGGTTCTTTGGTGCAAGTTCACGTTAACGAGGGTTCTGGCCTTAAATACGAATCTATCAGTTTTTCTGTAGCTAAAGATGAATATTTTGAGATTACATACGATGGAACTCAAGCACCAAGTATTTTCTGGCGTTCAGTTGGAACGTTATCATCGCCAGTAGACCAAGACTAAACAGGAATCGAAATGGCAGATTTAATTATATATCTACAAAATCACGGATATTCTGAAAGTGATTCTATATATGTTTCGTGGCTTGATGCTAATTATTATGTCAGGGATATAGATGAGGATTCTTTTAAAATCTCATCAACAGATGACGACCTTAACTTTGTTACGTTCACAACAACTGTAACAACTGGCTACGTTAGAGAAGTTGACTTAGCTGGCGGAACAACTACCATTTCTAACCTTGACCACTTAGAGGGCGAAACAGTAAAGGTTGTTTCCGGCGGTGAAATTGTTGCAACAGAAGAAGTTTCTGGCGGTGAAATAACTATAAGCTCTGATTTGTATTCCTATCAAGTTGGCTTGCCCTATACAATGAAAATTAAGACTACAAGGCTTGAGTTAGCGCAATCACCAACTACTACACAGTCAAAGATTAAGAGGATTACAGAAGTTGATATAAGATACTTGAAAAGTGTTGGTGGTAAGGCTGGGCAGGAATATGGTGGTACAGAATACTTGCAAAATTTGGATTGTGAGTTTAGCGATAAATCAAAAGATGTTAATAGGCTCAATAGTGGAGGCTTTGACCCTGACGCATATCTTATCTGTAAATCGGAAGACCCTTATCCGTTTACGCTAATAGTATTTATGGCAGAATTGGATGTAACACAATGAGAGTAGTAAAATTCAATATAGAACACGCTCTTGAAGTCCTAAGTAATTCAACTGAGGATATTGGAGAAAAATTAGGTGTAGATAAATTGGAATTACTTGCGAATTCAGGGCCGACACATACTTGGATGGATGATAACGATATTATTGGTTGCGGTGGAATAGTTTTAATGCCAGACGAAACAGGCGAAGCGTGGTGTTTAGTTAATAATAACATCACATTCAAGAGAAAAAGACAGCTTATAACTGGAGCAAAGAAATTTTTAGGCGATATGATTAAGGAGTTTAAACTCAAATATCTATCTGCTTGCTGGTCAGATTCGTTTGACGAAAAGATAAACTGGCTGAAACATCTTGGCTTTACTAAAACTGATGAAAAGCGAACATACGATGGACAATCTTGTGTTGTATATATTCGGAGACACTAAATGATAATTGCGGCAATAGCCATATCAACAGCAATCTCGGCGGCAGCGCAAGCACAAGCGGCACAGGCGACAGAAGCTCAGGGCAAAGCCCAACAGCAGATGCACGAGTATAATGCTCGTATGCAAGAAGCAGAGGGTCGTAACAGAGAACGTGCGGCGCAGATAGAAGAGGCTCGCATAGCTGACCAGCAAAAGGGTGTACTTGGTAAGCAAAAGACTCAGTTCGCAAAACAGGGATTTTCTATTGAAGAGGGTGCAAGCATTGATGTAATGGCAGACACTTATGGTGAATTTGCTATTGATAGGTCATTAACTCTGCGTAAGGGCTTAATTGACGAAATGACTCTTAAATCTGAGGCTAACATATCAAGATATAAAGGTAGGGTCGCTAATCAATATGGACAGAATATGAAAAGGGCTGGTTATTTGGGTATGGCGGGAACGATAGTTGGCGGCGCGGCATCGGCTTATAGTGCATATTCGTCTGCGCCAGCTAAAGGCGTGAATGCTTCTAATTCAGGAATTAACAATTCAGGTTCGTTTAATCAATCAGCGTTTCAACCTCGCCGTTTTGCATAGGAAATACTAATGCCAAAAGTACAAACATATAAAAGTCAAGCACCTATACCAACTGGCGTAGGTGCATCTCTAATACAGAACCCTGCGGCACTGACTAACACTGGAGAGGGTGCAGTGCTAAACGCTACTGCTAATTTGGCCTCTGGAATAGGAAGTATTATAGTTGGATTGTCGCAAAAGGCACAGGCATTTGATGATGTTATCGCATCGTCTGACCTCGCAAGGACTTCTAAAAAGGCTGAATTGAATTATCAAGCTAAGATAGAGCAAGACCCTGACACAAATAATCACTATAAATATCTCGAAGAATACAAACAAGAGGTCGCAACTGCATCTACTGGCCTTAAATGGGGAACTAAACAAGCCCAACAGAAGGCCGGTGTAAACTCAGAAGCAAATATGGACATCTTTGCCAGCAGAGCAGAAATGGGGATTATTAAGCAAAAGAGTAAGGAAGCTCTTATAGTATCTGGGGCAAATCTTGAAGAAGCTATTCTCTCTGACGATGGTTCTAAACAAGGCGCGTTAGAGGCAAGTGTAGCGTTAGAGAATTACGAAAAAGCATTAAAGATGTCGTATCCGCAGGAAGTTGCGGAAGTAGTGATGGAAGATACTTTAGAAAAGTTAGAGTTTAAAAAAATATCTAATGCAGTTTCCTTAGACCCAGAAATTGCTATTAAGTTGATAAACAAAGAGTTAGAATTAAGACGCAAGGGTAAAGGTTCAAAGGAATATGCTAACCTTGAAGATGTTCAGTTACAAAAACTCAAATCTCACGCTAATTCAGTTATAGCAACAAATAATTCTATACAAAATAAGGCTTATAAGGAATCAGAGGGTGAGGTATACGATAGTTATGTTGATGGTTCTTTGACTATTGGTAAACTTGATAGCGTAAGAGAATCTAATACTATTGACGATTCTACACATAAGGCATATACTAAATTATTAGAAAATAGAATACTGGAAAATACTGATGAAATACTTACAGATAAATGGATTAACGGTAATTTGACGTTAGATGATGTTAATGTTGCGTACAAATCTGGCAGATTAAATAGTAGTAATGTCTATTCGGCTTGGAAAAGTAGGGTATCTTCGGGTAGTGTTTTTAATGTTAGCCTGTACGATGAGGGGTTAGCGATGACAAGAGAGGTAAGAACTGATAAAGGTAAATACGAATCAGTTAGAAAATGGCAATTAGAAAACGCTAACGAGCTTGGTAGTCAATATGCAGAACTCAGAAAAACTCTTGAGACTAATATGAATGCCAAACCATCTGGAAAGACTGCATATATAACAAGGTCGCATAAAAACGTAACTGATTACTTCAAAGATAATGTAGACATGACGAGCCTTGACTCCATAAGGGAACAAGAAGTTATACATTCTGCAATAGACGCAAGAGCAGAGGAATATACGCCAACTCAAATGGCGGATTATGTTCAGGCTTTGTTGTTGCCGCATCAAGAAGCGGAAGTTATTGGAGCATTTAGTACTGGAAGGCTAACTGAAAGGTTGACTGGTTTGTTTGGTGTAAAGTCTGCTTATGAAAAATCTAAACCAGCAGTTATGGCGATACAAACAACTCCAATAAGTGAAGCAGAATTTAAGAATACATTTAGAGCATTAGAAAAATTATATGGCGAGGATGACGCACATGCTCAAGCATATTTTGATAAATACAAATGGTTATTCACCGCAGAGGCAGAATAAATGGCACAACTGCAATTCCAAACTATGGCAGACTTGAGAGGGCAACCACAAGAAGAAGCTCCGCTTGCGCCTAAGCTAAAATACGAATCTATGGAACAGGTTAGAGAACCAACATACGATTTCGGACTTATAGACAGGGACAAGAGAATACAGCAATTTGTAGGCGATTCCGGCGTAACTAACGAGAAGGTCAAGAGCAAATTAGTAAGCTCAGTGTACTTTGCGGAGAAGTTTGATATACCTTTTGATAAGGCTTATGCTAATTACGATGGTATTGTTAGCCACGTTTACAAAAAGAAAATGAATCCAGAGGAAGTCTTAAAAGGAATCCAGCGTTCGCAAAAGACTAATGCTGAACTCTTTGAGGAATACGATAACAGATATTACAAAGAAGCCAGAGAGCAAGGCAAGGGTAGAATCCAGTCAGGTGCTATATCCGGATGGGAAAAGATAAAAGACCGCTACAATCGTATGGGTGTTAATATGACTAAGGAATTAGTCGGGTTAACGGAAGCTCTTGGCGATATTACTTTCTCTGAATCACTGTCAAGTTGGTCAAAGGGTATGCGTGAAGCTACTGACTTATATGCTCAGGAGCATCCAGAGGAATTTGTAGACCCCGCTGGCAAAGGATTTTGGGACACCACTTGGAATTACGTATCTAATCCAGAATTTATTTTACTTGGTACAATGGAACAAGTACCCTTGATGGCATCGTCTGTCGGTTTAGGTATTGTTACAGGTGGTACGGCTACTGCGGCTGGTGCAAGTGCAAAGGCCGCAAGTTGGGCTAAGAAGATAGGTGCTATACAGGGCTTTGCTACGCCTGCTTTTGGTAGGAACTACTCTAATCTAAGGTCGTTGGGCGTTAGCCCTATGGGCGCGTTGCCAGAGGCTTTCCTGTCTGCACAAGCAGAGGGTTTACTTGAAGAATGGACATTAGGCAAAAAGATACAGCTATTTAAGGGTGCTGGCAATGTAGCTAAAACTGGCATTGCAAATACTTCTGCTAAGATGCTTTTAGGTGCTGGCAAGACATACAGTCGAGGTGCTTTTGAGGAGGGTACTCAGCAGATTTCTAACAACTTCTTTGAGATGATGTTTAGAAATACTGACGTTGCGTTACTTGACGATGTGGGTTCGTCCGCTGCCGCAGGTGGATTACTTGAAATGACTATGGCAGGTGCTTTTTCTGCTGGTGGTAAGGTTGTTAATTACAAATCTAAGGCAGGAAAATTAGAATCCCTTGATGCTATTGAGGAGATTATTAAGAATGCACCACTCAACTCAGAACAGCGAAACGAAGCTCTTAGTGAGGTTGACGCTTGGCGAAAGCAAGTCAGTGGTGAGGTTGAGATTCTTGGTGAGCAAGGTGTTACTGTTATTGGTAAAGACGACATTGAACTTACAGATTTAGAAGGTAATCCGCCGAAGCTAAATAACGATAGAACTATAACGTTGTATCATAGAACATCAGAAAAGAATGCCCAGAAAATTAAAGAAACTGGGGAATTTGAATCAAAAGAGCAGGGTGAGGTGTTTTTTTCTACCTCAGAAAAAGGACAAGCTAATGGATATGGAGATTCTATTGTGTCAATAAGTATTGACCCATTAAAAATTTCTTTAGACGATGCTTTTAGTGGCGGAGAAATTCACGTTTCTGTATCTAATAAAGATATATCTCTTAAGAATTTGTCCCAACCAATTCCGCAACAACAACCCATCCCAAAATCCCAAGCCGAAGAAATAGAGAACACTCCAATAGTAGGCGTAGAGGAATCTAAGGGCGGTTGGCAGGTCAAGGATTACTCAACTGGCGAGGTTATTGAAACTAAAGCTACTGAGCGTGAGGCAATGGAATCTGCTAATAATATGAACATACCACCAATAGCAACTATGGGTGGCACTTCAACAGAAACAATAGATTGGATTAGAGCCTCCGGCGAAACAGTTAAGATTTCCAGAACTGAATTGACTAACGAAATGGAGAGGTTGGCGACTGACCTTGAAGCAAGGATAGAGAGCAATGAGTTAGCGACCGATGAAGATGTTAAGCAAGCCGAACAAGACTGGCTTGATATTCAATCATCGAGGAAATCGTTAGGACTCAACAAAGAGACTAAACCTTTTAAGATAGTAAAGTCTAAAGATAATAAAACAATAGAAATTCAAAGGGTTAAGTCGAGAATATGGGCGGCGATTAAAGGTGAGCAAAAGACGGTAACTGTCAAGCAAGCATTAGAGGCTGTAATGAAAGGCAAGACCACAGCGGCTAAAGCGGCTTATCGAGAAGCGGCCAAAGCAATAATCTCTATGCACAAGGATATAGTCAAATACGCAAAGGCTCAACTCAAAGGATTGCCGATAGGTAGAGTAGAGATGACTCGTATTATGACAGCGGTTGCTAACGCTAAGTCTGAGACACAAAAGATAGATGCTATTTCACTGGTTAATGCTATTAAAGACAACAATGCAAAGGCTGGTGCGGTTAAATCTTTAAAGAAAAAGATAGCTTGGATTAACCGTAAAATGGGCAAACCTCGTTCTGAGAATGGTATAGCCCCAGACTACCTTGAGAAGATTCAAGAAATACTTAATAGTTTTACCACTAAAGAGACTTCTGCTATTAAAAAGAAAAGAATTAAGGGTTTTGCTAACTACCTTGAGACTATCAAGCGTGGCGAAGAAGCTACTTATGACGAGAAGTGGACTGAGTACAATCTGCCAGCAGAGCTAATAAGTCAAGTCGAGAAGATGGAACTCAAGTCTCTTGAGAAAATGACACTTGAAGAAATCAAAGGCATCAATGATATCATTGGCAAGCTCATACATCTCAACAGTACAAAGAACCGCCTTATCAATGAGCGTACCGGCAGGCGTGTAGCGGAATCCTTAACGGAAGCCTTAGAAGAAGCTGAACAACTTGAACCCCGTTCTGACATAGAACAGAGGGGCGAGATTGATACACAAGATAGACCTGACCAGAACAGAGGCTTTTGGCCTGACCTAAAGCAAGGACTCAAAAGGGTTTGGGACGTAGTTGGTGGCGTAGAGAATCATAATATAGAAACCCTTGCCGAAACATTGTCGAGTAGTAAAAAGGGTTCTATCTTTGAAATACTTGCAACTAATATATCTAAGGGCCGACAAATACAGTCCGAATACCTTAACAAATCATCTGATATAATCAATAAGTACACTGAAAATATGTCGATAGAGGAATTCCAAGAGCTATCCCCTGCATTCTTTCAGTGGATTAAGAATCCTGAAATGAGAAAGTCTTTGCAAAAGCAGGGCTTGAACCTATCCGTAACGCCGAGGTCTTATGCCTTTTCAGTAGGCAATCAGAAAGTCAACTTCACAATGTCAGAGATGATGAGCGTCTATATGGCAACTGAAAATCTTGACACTGTAAACGAGATGTTAAGGGCTGGCGTTGCAGACTCATACAAAAAATTAGGCGGTATAACATTTAAAGACATCAAGCGAATCAGGACTAAAGTAGAACAAAATGCTACTGCTATGAAGTTAATAGAAATGGGCAAAGAGCTTAAAGACTATGATGCAAAGAGAATAAACGAGACATCTCGACAATTAGACGGTATAGATATTGCTGATATAGTGAATTACTGGCACAGAGAACGCCGAGGTGGGGGAGTTAGGGGACATCAAGAATTTAGGAACTCGTTATTAGAAGCTATGGGCTGGCTCAAAAAACGAGAGGGTAGCGGGAATCCAGTAGTAATAAGGGACTTCTTTAGCGTACTTATTAGCGACCAAGCACAAATATCAGAATACGTTGGTATGGCACAACCTTATCGAATGGTTAAGAATCTCTTAAATTACAAAGCGTTTAGGACTACTGTTGAAACAAAAGGGTATGGTAAGGAACTAAAGAACATCGACTCACTAATTGAACGAACAGAACAAAGACCCACAAACTCCGGTATTATGGACGCGATAATATCCAAGATGACTAAAGGACTTATTAGGTCTGTTTTAGTTAATCCGGGCATTATGGCAGGTCAGGTGTCGTCAATCATTCCTATTATTCAAAACGAAATAAGCGGCAAATATGCCTCTGCTATTGACCTTAGATTGCAAGATGATTATGTAAGCCGCATTAAGCAGTACTGGTACGCTGGCAGACGTAGATTAGAGGGCGGGGTATCGAGCATAGCCCTAAAAGAGTTAGGCGACTCAGACGCAGCCCTACGGACTTTCAAAGGCAAACACGACTACCTTAACTTCTTGATGCAGGGTATTCACAATATGGACTCAAGAGCTATTGTTAGTATCGCAAAAGCTGTTGAGGCTGAAATGGCTGACGGTAGTATGGACGGTATATCAAGAGAATACTGGCAATGGTACGATGTTGACCCATCACTACTCGAAAAGAATAGCCCTGAGTATTGGGACGCATTCAATGACAGGGCAGATTATATTGTTAGACGTACGCAACCTATGTTTCACGGTGAACATAAATCAATGCTGACAAGCGACCCATCTACGCTGGCAAGGTCTTTTGCTATGTTTAGGTCTTATGTTGACCAGCCGATAAGAATGGTACACCGGAACGTAACTGCTTATAATAACGGTACTATAACCGGTAAAGAGCTGGCAACTCGTTCTGCGACTATATGGGCTGGCCTTGCAACTTATGAAGTAATAAGGGCGTTAATTAGCAAGGGAATGTTCGGTGGGGATGATGATGAGATTGATTTAATGCTGAACATAATAACCGCACCAACAAAGGTTATGGCATTTATTGGATTCCCTGCACAGAAAACATTAAGAGAATTGATAGACAATAAGCTGACTGGCGACCCTATACAGCTTAGATATGCTGACCTATCACCAATGCCTATTCAGTTTGCTAACGATATTGTAAGAAATACGAGCGATTTAACAAGAGCGTTAGGGTATTCCGGCTCTAAAGAAAGATTCAAGTCTGGCAAAAATCGAGGTAAGTTAAAGTCTAAAGTTTACTTTGATAAGGCAATATATGGTATTACCAAAAACGCACTAAGGTACAATGGAATACCTGCCGTACAGATAGATAGAATACTCAAGAACATTAACGAACAGGACTAAAACACAGCTAACTAACTAAGTTTAAGGAAACAGCGATGGCAAATGAAAACATAAGTACGAGCCTAAAGACTGCAAGTTTGTTTTTAGGGATAATACTGATGTTCGCGTCAGTAATTGGCGCTGCCTGCATTGCCTATGATACTGGCAAGGAAACCAAACTTGAAGTCGCAAGCCTAA